GAACCTATCCAGGACATAGAGCATCCGTTCACGAAGATGCACTTTGACCAACGGGTCGATATTTTGGGCGCGCCGATGTTTGCCGAGGACGGCGAAACGCCGGTGCTCGATTTGGAAAACGGCCAGCCGGCCGCCGGTTGGTTGGTGGAACACGGGTTGCCGTTTATCCCGCTCAAGTTCGACATGTCGGTCAACAGTTATTACCCGGTGCCGCAGCTGGAGCTGATTAAAGACCTCCAGGGCGCCATTGTCGAGTCCATGAGCCGGCAGTCGGCCATGCTGAAGCGCTCGGCCAGGCAGGCGCTGGTGCGCGAGTCTGAAGCGCAGGCGAACCCCGAGCTGGTGGATCGGCTGCGAAAAGGGAACGACGGCGAGTTCCACGTCGTACAAGATCCAGACTCGGCCATGAGAGAAATCGGCTGGGGCAGCGTCCCCGGGGAGCAGTACGCGCTCCAGGACCGGGCGCAGCAGCTCGTCGATATGGTGACGCAGGTCAACGATTTAAGCCAGGGCGGCGCCGAAGATGCGCGCACCGCGACCGAGGCCGGCTTGATTGCGGCGGCGGCGTCGATCAATAGGGAATGGATGGAATCGGCCGTGGCAACGGCTTATGAAACGGTCGTACGCAACGCATTTCAGATTATGGGCGATCCGCGCTATACGCCGGAGGATTTCACCGTCAACGTGGCGCCGGACGGGGCGCAACGCCTGACGCGCGCGCTCCAAACGGCTGATTTTCTATGGAATTATCGCATTAATGTCCAGGCCGGCAGCACGCGGCCGCTTTTTGAGCAGTTGCAGCGCAGCCAGGCGGTCGATTTTTACGATCGGGCGCGCAATTCGCCCAATTTTGACGCAATGGAATTGGATAAATTCCTGGCCTCGGCCTATGAAATCGCAGATCCCGAGAAATTGCTGGTGGACGACATGAACGAAGAGGCCAACCGCGCCGTTCAGCTTGAGCACGATTTTATGTTTACGCGCCTGCAAGATCCGGGCGTTTTCGAGGGCCAGGATCACCAGGCGCATATGCAAGGCCATCAAATGTATCAAGAGCTGCCGCAATACCAGCAGCTGCTCGTATCGGCGCAGGCGCGCGATTTGGCCGGCAATTACCTGAATCCGCAGGCGGTCCAGCAGGTGCAGCTTATCGACCAGCTGGTGCAGGGCCATATCCAGGGACACCAGCAGGCGCTACAGCAGGAGCAGGAAAATATAGGGGCACCGAGTGCGGCGCCTTCCGGGCCGGCTCAGACCACGCTCCAGGGGCAGGTACAGAGCAACGCGCAGAATATTTCTAATCAGGTGGCCGCCGATACGGCCGAAACGATTGACGCGGCATAAGGGGGCGAGCAGTGGCGAAGGCAAAAGCAAAAGCGAAAGCAAAAGCGAAGGCGAAAGCACCGGCGAAGACTGAGCACGATATCGACCCGATGCCGCCGGCGCTGCTCGAAGCGCTCGCGCTGATTTCCAGCATCGAGGGCAACCCCACGAATCGCAGCGACGGCTCGGTCGCGTATGTGGTGAACAAGGGCCAGCTGGACGAGTTGCGGGCGCTGATCTGGGCTATAAAATGATTAAGCTCTGGGATTTCGCCTGCACCGCCTGCGGCAAGCGCTACCCGTCGCACCCCTACGAGGGGCACCGGCCGGTGTCGATCCCGTGCGAATGCGGCGAAGCGGCAACCTGGGACCATCAACGGGTCAATCTCATCCATGCGACCCATACGGGCCGGAAATACGGCGAGTTTGACCCGCAGTTCGGCGTCGTGGTCGAAGATTACGCGCACAAAAAGAAGCTATTAAAGGAAAATGGCTGGCACGAACTGCCGCCGGAAACGCTCGAAGAGGCGCGCGAGGCGCCGCTGCACGCCGGCAGCACGGCCGAGCGCGACCCGGATGTCATTATAGCGGATTCGATGGACGAAATCAGGGCAAAGATTCCGACCGATCGCGTAGACCATCGAGCCACGGGCGGCCATCGGCCGGATCAAGACAGTTGGGTGAAATTCTAGGCGAAATTTCGCCGACAAGCCGAAATTTCGGCGAAAAAAGTAAACCCTGTACAATAGCAAATAGCGGTCCTGAATTTGTAAATATAAGCAGGACAAGGATTTAGGTTTAGCCTTCAGGTGAGTCTTATTTTCCTGAAGATTTTCCTGAATGTCCGGCGAAATTTCGCCGAGAACAGCAGCACGAACCACAAAGGGGCGCCATCCCGCCGCAGGGAGAGCGCCCTTTTTCATTTGTTGCCGGTACCCCATCCTGCCGGCAGCAGCAACCTACAAGGATGGGATTTTATGAGTGAAGCATTCCCAACGGACTCGGCTACCTCAACCGAACAAGCAGAGGCTCCCCCTCCCGAACCTGGCGCCGAATTGGGCGCGGGTATGCTCGGCGAGGATACAGAGCCAGACGCCTCGGACGCGGCCAGCGAACAACCGGGCGGTAGTGCGCAAGACGCGGCGCCGAATGGCGCCATCAACGACAACATACCGGCGTCTGATGAAAATCAGGCGGACGGCCTACGTCAAGCCGATTATACGCGCAAAACCCAGGAAGTCGCCGACGATCGTCGGCAGTTAGATAATGAGCGCGCGGAATTTCGCCAGCAGCAAGCGCAATTCCAAGAAACGCAGCGGCAAGTCCTGCTCCAGCAGCAGCAGGGGCCGCCGCCGCCGGGTTTACCTCAACAACTCCAGCAGGTAATGTCGGACCCGTCCCTCTCTGCCGAGGATCGGGCCGGCCTCAATGTTATCCTGACAATGAGCGAGAACCAGGAAGCGCAGGCCGGCGTTATTGCCGATCTGCGGGCGCGATTGGAACAATGGGAACCGCAAATGCAGACCACGAACCAGGTGGTCACGCAAATGTCCCAGGAGCAGCAGGCGGGCAATTTAAAGCGCATGGAGGACCAGGTACAGGAAGCCTATACGCTTTTCGGCCAGGAAGCGACCCAAGCAGCGGCTGATTTCATCAAAAAGAACATCTCAACGCCAAACCGCAAAACAGGGCAGCCGTACACGGTGGCCGAGTTGGTGGGTTTGGAGTCGGGGCGTTCGGTGGACGATGCGCAAGCGGCACGGCAAGGCAATAGAGCCGTGCGGCAACGCTCGAAGCTCGGGGTAACTTCCAACGGCACCGCGCACCCGGCAACCACGCCGGCGGGAGGTACGCTTTCTAAAGAGGAAGCGTTACGCGAAATCGAATCAAATATGACGTAGTAATTCCCTGACAGGAACCTAACAATGGCACAAACAACCTCAGAAGTATGGGATTCACATTGGAGCGCAACGCAGCGCAGTGTGAAAAAGGAAGTGGTGGATAACTTTTTTGAAGATTATCCTACCCTCGAAATGCACAGGCGCAAAGGCCTGCGCATGAGCAGCAAGGGCGGCAAGGAAATCGAGGTCAAATTACAAACCAGCGCCGGGACCGCTGAGAGCTTCGATAAGTACGACGTTCTCAGCAAGTCGCCGATTGACCCGTTTGAGAGTGCGTTTTACAAGCGCCGTTATTATGCCGCGCCGATTATCCTTTCGGATACCGAGCACTGGGAAAATAGCGGCCCAGAACGCATTTTCGACGAACTCGAGCACCTGGGCAGCAACGCGATGAATACGATCCTCAAAGCCATCAACGAGGATCTTCTCAGCGCGCAGTCGGGCAAGAATATGCTCGGCTACCAGGATATAATCGCCGACGCCGCCGGGGCAACCGTGGGTGGCATCAACTCCAGCACGACCACGGCGTGGGAATCGCAGCGCTACACTACGTCTACCACGTTTACCACGCAGACCGTGACCAATATCTTCGACGGCATCGCGGCGTGGAACGAGGTGCTGGACAAGTGCCGCATCCAGGGCGGCGTAATTAAGCAAATCGTAACCACGTACTCGATCGGCCGCGCTTACCGCGAGGCGATCAGTTCGCAGGGGTACGCGCGCACCGAGCTGGACAACGCGAAAGGCCCGGGGGGCAATATGCTGCCTCCGTTTTACGCGGCCGAGGTAATCGCCGACAACGATTGCCCATCTTTGCATAGTTATTTCCCCGACACCCGGCACACCAAGCTGGACGTTTTGTCGCAGGCTAACTTCCGCAAGACGCCGTTTTCCAGCTTGCAGTCGAACGGCCAACTGGCACAGTTGGCCTATGTCGTGGCCGGTGTGCAGTGTTTCACCGATAACCGCCGCCGTAATGGCGTAGCTACCGCTATAACCGGCAGCTAATAACGCGCCGGCTTCGGCCGGCATAACCGCAGTAAACCATAAGGGGCGCCATCCCGCCACAGGGAGGCGCCCCTTTTTTCGTTCTCAATTTCCCGGGTGCAAGCCAATGCACCCGAAACCAAGCAAAGAAGGATAGGAAATCATGGCAAATATTATTCAGAATGGCAACGTCAACGCACCATCTGACGGTGTCAGGCAAGGGCTTTTTGAAGAAAGCTCCACCCAAAAGGGCAACGTCGGCGCCGAGCGCCGGCTGGAAGACGGGCGCTCTTTTCGCTACGCCTATTTTGCCGCTGCAACCAATCGCGGCCTGCTGGTTTCGACCGATGTCTCGGCTACCTCCGTGGTCGAAGTGGATGGCAAATGCACGGCCGCCTCGGCTGCGGCTACATCGGTGACGATTACGGACTCGACCACGCTGGGCAGTGCAACCGCTGACCAGTACGCCGGAGCCTATCTGCACATCACCGACGACGCCGGCGAAGGCCATCAATACCGCATCCGGGGCAACACCGCCGCCTCGTCCAACGCCGTCGATTTCGAGCTGTACGACGGGCTGCTGGTGGCGCTTACGAGCGCCAGTGATATAGCCATCACCGGGTACCCGTATAACAATGTGCGCGGCGCTACCGCCGGGACGGATTATATCGTGTCCGGCGTTACGGTGATGAGCGTCACGGCTAACTATTACGCCTGGGTTCAGACCCGGGGAATTGCGACCGTTCTCTCGGACGGCGCCGTGGCCATTGGGGTCAACCTGACGCTTTCGGACGGCGTAGCCGGCGCGGTGCAGCTCAAAGATGCCGAAACCGAGCCGCTCGTCGGCTACGCCTGCTTTGCGTCGGATGATACCGGCTTTGTAGGCGTCAAGCTGTACGGCCTCGATTAAGGCCAAATTTACGAGGTGGGCCGGCACGGGTCGGCTCACCTTTCACCCAAAAGAGGATTTTATGCCAAGAAAACGCGCAGAGCATGACCGCGACCTATTAGACGAAGCGATGGAAACGCAAAAGGTGGTCGTCGAAGACAGCGACCCCGAAGAGGCGGCCCAGGCGGCACCAGACACCGCTATAAAGGACGAAGTCCTGCGGCTGCTTCAAGATCCAGACATTGCCAACCGGGCCGTGCAGACCGCCCTGGCGACCCCAGAAGGACGCAAGGCGCTAAATGTGCCGCTGGGCGTGGGCGAGCCGGTGGGCGAATATCGACGCAATTATCAAGGCGAGGAGCATTTGCGCGTGCATGGCGGCGTCGAAGTGGCGCATGGGCCAAGTTTCGTACCGCTCCCACCTTCTTATGTAACGAAATACGAAGCAAAGAATGGGCGGCAGACCGATTACGAGCCGGGCGGAGCCGATGCGGTGCAAATGGGTGCTTTAGAGCCGCTTTTAGACGACGGCGGCCGGCCGATCAAAACCGAAATGTACCGCTTTTTCCTCGATCAGCAGGTAAAAGGCGAGCGCCTGGACGGCAACGTGCGCTCCGATATGGCCGCCGGCGTTTTTGCGGCCGATGGCACGCCGCGCTTCCAGGCCGATGACCCGGGCATGGGGCCAACTTCCGAGGGGTAAATAATGACGCTTTCCCAGGCGATCACGACCGTATTAAAGCGGGTGGGCCTATCGACGGCCGCCGGCGAGTTGCAAGACCAGGCGCGGCTTTATCTGGGCATGGCCGTGGCCGAGGTGTCGCCGTTGGCTAATTGGTGGTGGCTGGATCGCACGACCACGTTTGCAACGGTGGCCAGTACGCGCACCTATACGCCGATCTCGGGTAATGTGGCCGCCTGGTTTTCGTTTGTGGATCAATCCAACAATCGCACCCTCGGCATTGTCGGGCCGGATGAATACGACATGCTGGACATTGACCGGGACGATTCCGGCACCGTGGAGGCTGTATTTATCGGTGGTTTAGATGCGTCTACGGGGTACCCGACGATTGAATTGTGGCGCACACCCTCTGCTGCGGCAACCATCCGGGTGCGCTACCGGCAGGACATTGGTGCCTGGACATCAGGCAACGATAGCAGCGAATTATTGGCCCTGGGCATTCCGCGAATTATGGAAAATGTGCTGATATACGGCGCATCGGCGCTATATATGGACGAAGAGGGCGACGAGGGATCGGCGGCCAAAGAGGACGCGCGATATAATCAGGCTTTAAGCCTGGCCTTACGGCAAAATAGCCGGCAACAGGGTAATCGACGGTACCCTCCGCTGCGCAATCGAGCCGGCGGCGAGCTGGTTTTGCGAGTAGGTACCGATACGGTGACAGGGGCATAATAAAATGGCAATTTTCGGACAAAATCAACCCATATCAGCGCGGCCGCTAAAGAAAAAGGGCTTTGCCGTCGTAAAAAGGCCGCGCTTGCAGCCATTCTACGAGGACATCATGAAGCGCGTGGATTTATCACCCCCGGCGAAGGTGCCGCAACCGCCGCGAAAGGTCGGTGGCGCTGCTGCGCGTATTCCACAGCAAAACCAACTACTCGGTCCGATGCGCCGTATATCAGCACAGGAGCCACAAGCGCAGGCGCCGAGGCAGGCGGTGACAGGACGCGAACAATTAGGCCAGCAGATTACCGGCTTTTTAGGTTCGCAATTAGCGCAAACCGGTCAAGGACAGCTGGATCAGATAACCCAGAGCCAGTTGTTTGATTTTGACGAGCAGACGCGCCGAGCACGGGAGCAGCAAATTGAAGATTTAAACCGTTTCGGTATAATCGGCGGGGGCGGGGTGTCCTCGGGGCGAGTGGCTGATATCCTGGGCCGCTTTGATGCGGATACGCTGCGCGGTCGGCAGGCCGTAAAGGCGGCCGGTTTAAATCGCATGTTGGGGACCATTTTGCCCCAGGCAGTCCAGCAAGCGCGGTTTTCGGGTACCGAAGCGGTCGAACGGGAAAAATTAGCGCAAACAGGCGGCCAATTTGGGGAAACGTTAGCCGAGAAGCGTCTGGGGCGCGAACAGGAGGCCGCTTTAGAGCGCGAGCGTTTGGCGCAACGTGGCGGCGAGTTTACGGCAACGTTAGGCGAAACGCAGGCCGGCCGGCAGCAGATCGCCAGCGAGGCGGCGCTGGATAGAGCGCAGCAAGCCGGGCAATTTGGTGGCACATTAGGCGAGGCAACGGCGGCCCGAGAGCAAGCGGCGGTCTTAGAGCGCGAACGGTTGGCACAGCAAGCCGGTCAATTTGGCGGCACATTGGGCGAGCAGCAGGCCGGGCGCTTGCAAGAGGCCGCATTAGAGCGTGAACGCCTGGCACAGCAGGCCGGGCAATTTGGCGACACGTTAGGCGAGCAGGAAGCCGGACGCTTGCAAGAGGCGGCTTTAGAGCGTGAACGCTTGGCGCAGCAGGCCGGGCAGTTTGGTGGCACGCAGGCATTAGAGCGTGAACGCTTG